CATCGGAGACCCATGCGGTGTCGAGGACCCGGGCGTTGCCGGAGACCCGGGCGTTGCCGAAGACCCATGCGGTGTCGAGGACCCGGGCGTAGCCGTAGACCCGGGCGTTGCCGGAGACCTCGGCGTTGCCGTAGACCCGGGCGTTGGGGCCGACGTAGGCGGTGTCGGCGACAGTGGCCGTATCCGCCACCCAACCGCCACCGTTCGGGTGGCGGTTGGCGGCAACCGGACCTTCGCCGAAATCGAAGGTTGCGTCGTTCATGACCGACGATCCCCCTTCAGCCAGGGGTTCTGGTTCTGGAACGTCCACCGGTGGTGACGATGGTTGAACTTGGAGATCACGTCGACCGGAAGGTGCCCCCGGCGACCGACCGTCAGGCCCGTGCGGGCGGCCCAATTGCGGACCATCTCTGCGGTGGCGGCCTTCTTGCCGCCGGCGGGGGCCGAAGCCCCCGCCTCATTGTCGGTGCTCATGGTCAGACCCCGAGCGCCTGCATCTGCTGGGCGACCCAGGACGGGTTCTTCTTGTCGTCGAGCCAGACGGCCGGCGAGTCGAGCCCACGCTCGGCCTTGACCTTGAAGTCGGGAGCACGGGGGTTCTTGCCGGGCCCCCTGTTGTCGAACCACTGGCCGGTACGGGCCTCGCCGAACGACCGGGCCACCTGACGTGCCCCGGCCTGCTGGAAGAACGCAGCCCAATGTTGGGCGACCTGCGGGTCGCCGTCGGTGGCGCCTGGGATCGGGGTCGGGGCGGGAGTGAACGCCTGTTCGGGGGCCAGGACCACCTTCGGAAGGAACGGAACAACGTTGCCGGGGGGCGTGTTGTTGTTCGTTGCGGGTGTGGCCCCGAGCCCGGCTCGAGCAAGGGCAGCACCCTGTTCGAACTCCATCGCCGCTGCCACGATCGGCAGGTTCTCGGCGAAGTACTTGGTCGGGTCGTCGTCCTTCTGGGCGGACGCCAGCTTCGCCGTTGCGTTGACCGCAACGGCGAAGCTGATGTTCGCCTGGCGGATCGGGTCTTCTTCGTAGGACACTGTGGTCCCCTTCCTGTGGTTGTTGTAGGAGTCCCTGGTCGGGAGTCGAACCCGTCCGTCGTCACGGCCCATCCGGGGCCCAGGGCATTTCTCGCTAGCCGGTGGGATCTCCACCGGCTAGCGATATCTATTCGAGTGTGAAGCTGGTCAAGTACTGACGAAGCTGGCCGAACAGCTGATCGTTTTCGAGGGCCGAGAGCGCCATGTTGCAGCGGCGGCAGAGGATGCCCCGAACACATCGGCCACAGCAGGAGGGGGAGTCGCAACAGGCGTGGTTGTGGTCCACGTCCGCTGTTCCGTCGAGGATAGAGCACTCCTTCCCGCAAGCGGAACAGGAAGACATCTCGAACCAGATCTCGGGGTCTACTATCTTGTAGCGCTGCCTGAGATGTCTCTCTTTGCGAGACTTCCAGTCGAGGTTGGAGTATCGCTTTCTCCTGTAAGCGGTGGCGCAGGGCTTACAATATGGATGTAGACGATCTGGCCGAGCGGGCTCCTTCCAGAAGTCGTCGAAGGGTTTGGTTGTGTTGCACCATCGACACAGCTTCACTCCAATGCCGCCCCGAACGGACAACCCGCAAAAAAGTCGCACCATTTCGGGTTGCAGAGCGTGCTGGCCGGGTTTGCCGGCAGGTCCCGACCGTTGTTGACGTGGACGATCTCGTACACGGCCCTGAAGTCGAGCGCCTTCTTCAGGACGGCCGCCTCATGGCGGGAGTCCGGGTCCGAGATCCGACGTTCGAACAGCGGCCCTGACGACTTGGTCGGGTACCGCATGATGTCGAACACGAACCGGTGGCCCGGGGCGTCCGGCCACACGTGCCGGGCGAGTGCCGTATACAGGGACGCCTGATCGTTCTTGCGGGGCTCGTGCTTATTGGACGCCCAGGCCTTACCGGCGGTCTTGTGGTCGACGAGGACGATGTACCCGGCCGGGTCCTGTAGTACCAGGTCCGCACCGAGCTTGTACTCGAAGCCGTCCACCAGGACCGTATGTGAGGCCTCGGTCTCCAGGACCGACCAATCGGACGGCCACCAGTGCTTACCGTCCGTGTAGGCCTTCAGGAGGGCCTCGATCAGGGAGTGTGCGGCAGTGCGGTCCGGGACACGTTCGGACCACTTGAACACCTCGATCGGACGGTTGTCGTACAGGTCGACCGTCATCGACGTGTCGAACACGTCGCAGGCGGTGCCAACCATCGTGACCAGGTCCGGCACCAGATCGTTCCCGAGCGTGCCGGACCGGAGAACGTAGTAGCGCTCCAGTCCGGCGTGATATCCGGTACCGACCGCCCGTTCGGCGCCGCCCTCCCGGACCGCCCAGGACGGGCGGTCGAGCGTGTACTGAGCGGCCAGCATGCACTTGTCGGCCTGGCCGAGAATCGACTGGGTGATCCTCACGGGGCCAGTTCCCTGTGCTCGAACATCCAGGAGAGCACCTTCTCGGCGGTACGCACAGACACGCCCATGCGTTCCTGTACGGTCCGTGGGGACCAATGCCCCTCGGACCGCCCGGCCGTGAATGCATCACGCAGTTCTCGGAAGAGCGGATGATCTTCGACTGGCGTGGTGCGCTTACGGCGGTACGGGACCAGTTGCCCGTAGGTGCCGTGCTTGTCGAGTTCGAGCACTCGATACACGAACGAGGGGGACACGTTGTGACGGTCCGCCAGGACCTGAACCGGCACGTTGTTGCGGCGGGACTCAACCATGTCGTCGTACCCGGGGTGTGAACGGTACTTGAAGCCGTAGTTGCTCATCGCCGCCGGACGATCGCCGGCCACCAGCTCTTGAATCGTGGTGCGAGAGGCCCCTGCCGCCGAGAGCAACCCGACCGCTGCTCGACGGCCACGGTCCGCCGAATCCTCTGACCAGGCCTCGGTAATCTCCCGGAACGGGATTCCGGGTGTTGTCGCCTCCAGGGTGCACATCATCTCGTGGAGCTTCTCGAGCACCGTCAACACCTCAACCCCGGGCGGTAGCGAGTCGAGTGCGTAACGGACGAGTGGGTTCTCGACCCAGTCCGGGTGCAGTGCGATCGGGGGGGCGGTCGATGTCATATGGCCACCTTTCTATCATGGACCCGTCGTTGACGGGTGGAGGACCAGACAACTGTACCCCAATCGCCGCCCGGTGGGGGTGTACTGGAGATGAAGAACCACCACTGTCGGCCGTGCCCGCCACACACTGGCAGCGTGTTCTGTCCGGTATGTGGCGCTGCCGAACGGGACGCACTCACGGGCGTGAGGCTCATGGGCCCGATCGGGGTCCGCCACTCGAACTCCCCGAAGATCGAAGAGTTCTGGGCGACCGGCGACCCGGCCGTGTTCGACCGGGTCAAGGGTTCGTCTTGACTTGGTCGAGTGGAAGTAAATTGTTGACCGGACCGTGACCGACGGACTACTGTTCCGGGTGTGCCTAGGAATCGGATCAGCGCTGAAACGTGGGAGAAGGTCCGACGAGCGTACGAAGAATGGGACCACCTGGCCCCGGACGCAGTCAGCGTGACGGCACTTCTGGCCCCGTTCGGGGTCAAGAAGCAGAGCTGGTACAACTACGCCCACAAGCACGGGATCGCCCTAAAGACCCGACCCGTCGGGCCGCAGGTACCGGCGGGCGGAACGACCGACACCGTGAATGCGCTCCTCAAGGCCTGGATGGATGGCACTCTGCGGATAGCGGCGCTCGAAGAGCGCCTGAGGAGGAGCGGGCTCCCGACCGACTGACCACGAGGGGGTGGTGGTATGTCGCTCACCTCGCTCGCCAGTTACGCACACCTCCAAGAAGTGAACGAAGGCCATTGGATCGACCCTGACGGGTGGCTGCAGGGGCCCCGGGCCCTGGCGCAACCGATCCCAGAGGCAAGAACCCAGACCGTCATCGTTCCCCGGTCCGTGATCCACCACACCAATGCGGCGCCCCACTACACTCGATGGCAGGCCCTGATCAGCTACTGGCGGCGCACCGACATCGGGATCGAGGCGCACTCCCAGATCGACCGTGACGGACTGTTCGTCCAGGCGATACCGATGACCCGACGAGCGGACTGCAACGCCAGGGCGAACCAATGGACCGGGCCGGACGGACGGACCTATGGCGCCCTGTCGTGGGAGACCGCCGACGACGGCAGTGGCACCCTGCAGACGACCCCCTGGACGGTCGAACAACTGGCAACGATCATTGCGGCCGACACGGCCGCCTGCGTCACGTACGGGATTGCCTGTACGGACGGGGCCAAGTGGACCGATTCCGGCCTGTTCGCCCACAACAGGTTCCCCGAGTTCTCGGTCTACAAGGGCAAGACGTGCCCGGGGCGGGCCCGGACCGCCCAGTTGGACTATGTACGTCACGAGGTCGCCGTGAGGGTCATGGAGTTCCACCGGCGCAACGGCACGAGCTGTCCCGGGGTGTCGTAGAACGGCCCCTGACCTTCATGGATCGAGGGGCCGTTCTTGATCACTTCCTGCGCCATCTGGTCATGACGACCACCAGATCCAGACGAGCACGAGAAGGAACCCGAGATGGCGGTCGCTCACAACGTGCTCCAATTGTCGACCTGGTCCATCGGAAAGTACGTGACCCGGTCGTTGACACGCCAACACAGAAATGAGCGCCAGGACCACGGGTACCCGTCGGCAGTCACGGTCCGGACGTCTCCGGAACGTTCCGTGAGCTCGAACCTCACCGGCGGCGGGGCCACCAATTCGACCGCCGACAGGTCCGGCCTCATGACGACACCTCGCCGAAGACCCGGCGCACCTTGCGACCGTCGATGACCTCGATGACGATCCGGTCAGCGTAGGCGTTGCGACCATGACCCCGTTTGACGGCGGCGTCCATGCTGTCGATGCACCGCTGCGCTGCTGCGCTCGTGCGATGCCGGTGTGGGCAGTCGCCGGTCACGTTGGCCGGGAGGTTGGTGCCCGGGTGGTTGTGGCCACCGGCGATGTACCAGGTGTGGTTCATGTCTTCACCCCTTCGGAGACCCAGGCGTTGCCGAAGACCCGGGCGTTGCCGTAGACCCAGGCGTTGCCGAAGACCCGGGCGTTGTCGTAGACCAGGGCGTTGCCGAAGACCCGGGCGTTGCCGAAGACCCGGGCGTTGCCGTAGACCAGGGCGTTGCCGTAGACCTCGGCGGTGTCGGAGACCCGGGCGTTGCCGGAGACCTCGGCGGTGCCGAAGACCCGGGCGTAGCCGTAGACCAGGGCGTTGCCGTAGACCCGGGCGTTGCCGGAGACCCGGGCGTAGCCGGAGACCCGGGCGTTGCCGGAGACCTCGGCGTTGCCGTAGACCCGGGCGTTGGGGCCGACGTAGGCGGTGTCGGCGACAGTGGCCGTATCCGCCACCCAACCGCCACCGTTCGGGTGGCGGTGAGCGGCAACCGGGCCTTCGCCGAAATCGAAGGTTGAGTCATGAACGACACCTTCGACGACGTGGCGATTTGCCGTGGCGATGAGGAACACCTTGGTGGCGGTCGTTCGCCACCTCTCGGTCTCGTCCATGCCCAACACGTCGAGACCGACCGTCACGGCGTGGTCCGTGGATACGAGCCCAGCGAGGTGGGGGTTCAAGTAGAACGTAGGCCGGTCCGGGTGGATGATCGCATACATCTCCATCAGGCCACCACCGTCGTCCAACCGTCGGCACTGTGGAAGATGTCGTAACTGGTCGTGCCGTCGGCGTTGTCCGTGATCCATACCCTGCCCATCGAGCGACCCTCTCGCACGAGCTGGTGGATCGCCTCACGGACCGCCAGCGGGTAGGGTTCTTCGGTGACCGGGATCATCTGCTTCGTTGAGGTGCCCCTCATGGGGATCACCTGCCTTTCGTGGTTGTTTGGAAGGAGCTGAGCGCTCCCGGCCGGGAATGATGGGTGGCTCCTCTGGGGGGCCACCCATCACACCTTCTGGCAGGGCTCAGGTCGACGATGGGCGGTGCATCACCTGCCATTCGTCGTAGGTGACCTCAACCTCGCCCAGTTCGCAGAGCTGGTCGTACAAGCCCTGCGCTGAACGGTGGTCCACGCCGAGCACGAATATGCCCAGCTCGGCGCTGCACGCCTCGAACGTGACCACAGAGCCGCAGCCATCGATCAGGCGGGTGACGCCGGCGATCACGACAACACCCCGGTGAACTCTTCGAAGCTGACCGGGTTGGCCTGGACCGCTGCCAACCAAACGTCGGCCATCTCGGTCACGCATAGGTGATACCCGTCGGCGAGAAGCTCCCGAACGTCGTTGGCACCGCCGTACAGCTCCATCGCCCGGTCGCAGTAGTCGAGCCGGGTCGGCGACAACCAGTCGATCAGCTCCAGGACGTCGCACCGCACCGAGCCATCGTCGGCGATGGCGGATGCGAAGACGTCGTCCCAACCGATCACCCCATCGGCGATGTCGAGGCGGATGTCGACCAAGTAGTCCCATATCCGGGAGCAGGCCTCGTACCGCCAGTCGTTCGGCAGCTCTCCAGCGTGCGCTTCGTAGACGGCGTCCACGATCCAGGCAGGGACGGACCCAAGGCAAGCGAGGTGTCCGTTAGGGGTCTCGTAGAACGGCCTCATGACGACACCTCCCCTTCGAAGACCTCGGCGGTGTCGGAGACCTGGGCGTTGTCGTAGACCAGGGCGTTGCCGTAGACCTGGGCGTTGCCGAAGACCTCGGCGGTGTCGGAGACCCATGCGGTGTCGTAGACCAGGGCGTTGTCGTAGACCAGGGCGTTGCCGAAGACCCGGGCGTTGCCGAAGACCCGGGCGTTGCCGTAGACCAGGGCGTTGCCGTAGACCTCGGCGGTGTCGGAGACCCGGGCGTTGCCGTAGACCCAGGCGTTGGGGCCGACGTAGGCGGTGTCGGCGACAGTGGCCGTATCCGCCACCCAACCGCCACCGTTCGGGTGGCGGTTGGCGGCAACCGGGCCTTCGCCGAAATCGAAGGTATCAACGTCGGCGAGATGCAGCCCAACGAACGGGCATGACGGCTGGAACGACGAGTGGCTCAACTCACAGACCGGACACAGCGTGGTCAGACCGAGCCGTTCGAGTACGCTGAAGAGCGACTCGCAGACGTCACCGCCGTTCCACTCCCCGGTATCCCCTGCGCTAGCGTCGAGCAGTAGCGAGATCTCCCGCACGGCCGCCTGAGCCTGTTCGTCCGTGATGTTCATGACGACACCTCGCCGTACGACACCCCGTCCGAATCCTGGCCGATAACTTCGACCCACTCGCCGTTCTGAAGCTCTTCGATGAGCCAGGCCTCGCCTTCGGGGAGGTCGGCGAAGCTCCAACCGAGGTCTTCGAGATCCATCATGATTCCGGTCTCGGCGTAGGCCTCGTCGTAGTCGACGGCTTTGATTTCTTTGGTGACCGTGAAAGTGCCGTACTCTCCGGTCAGGCGGTAGCGGTTCATGGTGTTGGATTTCCTTTCGTGGATTGTTCTTGGAGCGAAGCGCTCCCGGCCCGGCGGGGCCCCTAGACGAAGCCCCGCCATCTGGCAGGGCTTCACAAATCGAGCAGTAGGTCCCGCACGGCACGGCCGACAGGTCCGGGTGTGCGGACCCGTTGAATCGGCGGGTACTCGCCGAGATGCACGTACGTCGAGAGCTGGTAGACCGACTCGCAGAACAGGGCGTCCACCTGGTCGGCCGTCAGCCCGGCGTCGCCGTCGGCCGCCTGCAGGGCGAACAGTTGGAGTTCGTCGTCAACACCGAACCCGAGACCGTGGGCCACGTGGGCGGTGTCGTGCCAGATGCGAAACCGGACGTTCGTCACCTCAGACCAGACCGGATGGTCGCAATGGTCCGTGGACACGAGCACCGGCTCACCGGTGCATAGCGACCGCTGGTAGTCGGCGGAGAGGTCGGCGAGATCGTCGTACGGCTGACCGGACGTGGTCGCCCAGGTCGCACCGTAGTGGAACCTGCTCGCACCGTAGTGGAACCTGCCCGGACCGACGGTCCGGACCTCGGAAGCGAGAAACGCCCCCAACGACCGGGCTGCGAAGGCAGCTGGCCGGCGGGGCGATGGCGCCAGGTACTCTTCGGCGAGTTCGGCCCAGGTGATCGGCCCGAGCAGGGACCCGAACCGGGATGTGGTTTGTTGGTTCATGTGGACCAGTCAAGCACCGGTCGATGACCGAGTCAAGACATTTCCCAAACAACGCCCGGGACCAGGGCCGACATGAACGAACCGTCGGCCGACCTGCGGGTGTCAGGGTGTGGTTCGAATCTCCCTGTCGAAGGCTGCTGCAACGGACCGAGCCCCCATCGCCAGCGGCTCCGGTCCAGCGGCTCCGGTCATCGACAGCCGATCCGATCATCGTTGGTCATCGTCACCC